GGAGTTTTCTTCTGTCTAACCCAAACAAGTATCCCCTTTGGGATGCTCTGGACACTTGTTCTCTAAGCTCTTTAAGTGCCGGTACGTTGCCTAAGAAAGCTTCTTTTAGCTTCTTTCCTTCCTTTGCCCCTTTGCCCACGATAGACCCAATCTTTTCATCGCCAGCGCCATACAGGAAAGCATAGATAAATGTCTTAGCTTGAGGTCTGGTTTCTAACCCTGCTGCTTTCTGGTTACGTGTATGGATATCACCAGTCAGAAGCTCTGAGGTGTATGCTGGATCATTCATGTAATGTGCAAGCATTCTAAGTTCTAGCCCAGAAGCATCCACACCCACCAATGTATATTTAGGCTTTGCTATCCAACACTGACGACACTCTTTACCCCACGGCTTGCCGTTAGCAGTCACCTGAGCCATGTTGGGGTTACTGTGTGTCATCCTGCCCGTAACAGCACCGTTGGTCTTTACATCACCATGTACACGCCCATCAGGTTTCACCAGCTCTAACCATGATTCAACCATAGCTATACGCTTCTGGATCATCAGGTACTCTGCGATCATCTGTGCTTCAGGGATCTGAACCCCTTCAAGCACAGTCTCGTCTACCTTGGCCTGACCTGTCTCTGTAAACTCAGTAGGCTCCCATCCAAAGTGCTGCAGGTAGCGACCAATCTGCTGTCTTGACCCCAGGTTAAACTCAGGCCAGTCAACACGGGTGAAGGCACCTGAGACATCCTTGAATTGATCACCCATAAACTTAAGACCAACAACAGACAAAGAACCATCTGCTTTGAATTTCGGTTCTATCTCTTTTACTGAGACTGCCAGGGGTCTGAATCGCTGGTGCACTGATTGCTCTACCTGCATCAGGCGTTCTTTAAGCTGCCCTAAGAACTGAAAGCACTGCCTCTGGTCTAGGAGCCATCCATTTTTGATCTGATCAGAAATAACCCATGCTACCTGGTGTTCAAGCTCGATTGATTCCTTTGAAGGCTCTTGCTTCATCAGGTATTCATAGGTGGCTTTAGTGACCTGTACGTCTCTTAGGCAATAGTCAATCATCTCCTGAGTGAGTTGAGACCAGTCAGAATGATCACCTTTCGGGAATCCTAGGTATTCCCCATAAGCTCTTAGTGAGTGCCCCTCTTGCCTTGAGGGGTCTATAAGCCTCCCAAGGACCAAAGTGTCGATCACATTAGCCCTTGGGATCTCAATACCCCACAGGTCTTTAAGCACAGGGCAGTCAAAAAAGATCCCGTTGTGGAACACCCATGTGTCTGACTGGTGCTCTTGAAAGAACTCTAAGAAGGATTCTTTTGTCAGAAACGCTTGACCATTGACACACACAACCCAGATGTGCTTTGGGTTAAGTGAATCTGCTTCAATGTCTGTAAAAAGAATCAAAACGGAATTACCTCTTGGTCTTCTTCTTGGGGTTCAACTTCGACAAGTCTACCTGTATCCCGCTCATAATACAGTTCACATGCTTTACCAGTCAGTCCTGCAAAGCGATTTTTTAGCACTCTAAGCTTGGTGGTGTTTGCTTCTCTGAAGTCTTCTGCCTGCTGGTTACGTTCTAGTCCTATCACACAATCAGACAGTTGTGCAATAGCAGCAGATCCCCTCAGCTCACTTAGAGACACCTGAGCACCTTCTTCGTGCCCCTTGCTACCCTGGGGCCTACGAAGGTGTGATACTAGGAACATGCCAATGTTTAGTTCTTGTACCAGTGTTCTAAGCTTGGTCATGATTGCATCAATGGCTTTTCTTTCGTCACCAATGCCTTCCTGTGAAGACACCATGATGCTGATGTGGTCTAGGATGACCCACTTGCAGTCATATGCTTTACACATGTACCGAATGCGGCTATAGACACTTTCATCGTCAGCAGACCCAAAGTGCTTCCAAAAGTAGAACCTTGACTGGTCAATTTGTTTGAGCCAGTAGATTCTGTCTTCCTTGGTGATCCCTGAGTTTGGCAAATGTAATGGTTTGTTTGCCAGCAAAGAGGCAATACCAAGCCCTGATCGCTTTGGAACTTCTTCCATGGCGATCACTGCGACGTTATCAGTGGTTTTTTGATAGAGGTAGAACTCTAATTCTCTGAGCAGTTGGGATTTACCCATACCTGCACCAGATGTGATCGTTACAAGCTCTGCTGGTCTGAAGCCGTAGGTCAGATCGTTAAGACCCTCCCATGGGTATGGAACAGAATTATCTTCCTGTTCTTCCTCGACTTCTTTGATGATGTCTTCAAAGGTGACAATGCCGTCTGGCTTGTGGAGCCTAGAGTCCCACCAGGCGGTCATAAAGTCTGTAATGCAGCCTTCACGCAGATAGTCACAGGCGTCTTTGAACTCTGCGGGCATCCGCATAATCCTGAGCTTGTGTGGGGAAAAAAGATCCTTTACTGAGTCAATGGCTGCCTTGCCAGCAGCATCATTATCAAAACACAACACAACATTATCATACCCTTCAAGCCACTCTAGCTGCTCTTGAATGTCTTTACGGGCACCGGACGATCCTGTCCGAATAGACACGACATCCCACTTGTTGCCAAACATCTCTGACACGGCCAAGGCATCCAGTTCACCTTCTGTGATTGTGATGTACTTGCCTGACCCTCTACAGATGTTTTGACCAAATAAACCTACTCCTTGTGTTATACCAGAACAGGTAAACTTTTTATTAGCTACATATCTCGTCTTGACCAGTAAGAGGTCACCGCTGAGAGCGTGAAAATAAGGATAATGGTGCTTGTTAATATTTCCACTAGCGTCATATTCTATGGTTACTCCGTATTTTTTACAGGTAGCTTCCGTTATTCTTCGGTCCTTGATTGAACCGACCACACCGGACATTTCCATAGTTATATTATCCATACTTTGGGTGAATTTATCGTAATAATTACAACCAGGTGTAAAACAAAAAGACCCCCCATCATCATATATAGCAAGATTATCTTTAGAACCACATTTGGGACAATTTGTGTGCTTTAAGAATTTTGCCATCTGTCAATATTTACCACTTTATTAACATCATTAAGTAGCCTATCGAGCTCTAAGAACTTTGCTGGGTTTTTAAGGTCATACCGAATATGCCAGTATATAGCATCAATCTTGCTGTAAGACCAATAAAGATTATTGTGCTTATCTAGCACACAGTAGTATTTCTTGTTATTATTATTCATTATCTATAAAGTTGTTCTAACTTCTCCCAAAGCTTTTTAAATTTAAATTCGTATACTTCAGTCAAACCTTTAATATAAAAATCATCTTGAGTATGCCACCTAAGGTCATCAATTATACCCCAGCAGGACATAAAGAGTTCTTCTATATCAAACAAAAGATATTTTGTGTTATCTACTTTAGATAGTATTACAGTATCACCATCAATAGTCCACTTTAAGGTATCACCAGGTTTACAATTAAGTTCTGGTGGTAATTGAATTTGGTATTCACCTTCTGAATTTTGAGTTACTGGTGTGATCATTCTTCAAACCATCGTATTTCTGGATTGGTTTTATAATATTCCGTGAGTATCTGATCTAAGTTCCACTGCGTTTCTGTGCGGAAATAATTTAGCCATTCACTGAGTCTATTCCAGTCTTCTGAATGCATAGTCCAAAGTCCAATTTCATCCGGGTATGGTTCATCGCCACCATAGACATCTATACGACCTGCTGCCCAATGATTACCATTCTTTTGAATCCAATCAGAATTTATTGGACCCATCCAGTTTGTGCTGTATCTAAACATGCTTCCATCCAGTGCCATTCAAAATTGCTTCTATGGCTCTTTTGGACACATAAAACTTCCTGGCAATCACTCTGATGGATAATCCTTCATTGGACAACAGCCTGATCAACCTTACATCATCCTCGGTCAGTTTTGCCCTTGGGTGCTTTTCACCACGCCTTGAAGCGTATAGGTCTTTAATCATTTTGAGACCACTTTGTTTTACAGTTTTCAGTATGAGACACAACCTGTTTAATGAACCCCTTTGCTGTATCAATGTCGTCTACCTGTTCCAACATATACTTCAGCGACTTCAGAACGGATTCAAGCAAAACATCGTAGTGTTGTTTAGTCATCCCTATAACCTACCTTAAACATGCCCCTGGAAGCTCATAGGAAGGCCTATGAGACGTTTTCATAGGCCACCCGGTACTACCCTACAGACCCCCTGCCCTAGAAGCCCTCTTCTAGGCCCCCGGCGGTGTTCTGTGAAAGCTCAAGAACACGGACAGCATTCATGTAGGTTGAGGGGCCGTGGATTGGTGACACAGGACCAAGAGCCACCGACAGGCGCACCTTGGAGCCCCAAGGGATTTCCCCCTGGAATGTGTCATTTGAGGCATCCATTACAGGGATTTTCTTCTTAGTGACAAATTTACGCTGGGTCTTGTCTTGATATACTTTAAGCTTTACACCCTTCTGTTGAAGCGCTTCTACTGAAGTTTCATCAAGAGCAATAACCATAGAATATTTACCAGTGGATCGACCTTGGTATTGTTCTTCTTTGGTAATATTAGAAAAAGCTACTACACCTTCAATAATCATCTTCTAAATCCTCTTCTAAAATTATATCCAATTGGTAATCTATATATTTATCTTCAAGTACCGATTGGGATATTCTAAAACACACAACACACAAATCAATATATTCGCCTTTAGAATCTTTTCTTGATGTATCTTCCTCCTTAAGGATAGAATCGCACGCTTTACACCTCATATTGTTTAATCACCAATTATTATATTTATCATCTATATCAGTATGTCTTTTACCTAATATTACTAAAGCAATAGTAAACACAACTGATATTGCCATTATAGATAATATAAGAACTAATATAGCTAATCCTATATAACTTATAATATCAATTATAATCATTCAAGAATACTCTTATTGATCTTCTTAAGTATCTTATTGGTTTTAAGATACTCTTTGAAGTCATTATGTGTCATATAATACTGCAATGTAAGAAGCAATGCAAATGCAGTGCCTGGCGGTCTGTCGTCAATCTCAATGCATGCTTCTAAGGATTCTTTAAGACTTTGCAAGACAATTTTGTCTACTTCGTACGTTTGCATTCGAGTCCATGCTCCATCAGGTTGGTAAAACAATTAAGACACACATTCTTGTCAAGACCTAACTGTTTGAGAAATAACAAGATTTCTTCTATTGTGTCTTGGTGGTATTTTGTTGTGTTTTTAAACTTGGATTCTACTTCCCGGTAAAAGTTTACCATCCCCGCACCGGTTGGTTTCTTTGGTCAAAGTCAAACAATCTAAACCACCGTTCTTCGTTCTCGGCGTCTTTTTGTTCCTGTTCAAACTCAACGCAGCGATAAGAATACCTATGGGGGAAATGATACAGTTCACAGTCACAGGGCGGTGGCGTTAGTTTTTTTCGATTTTTCATTGTGTTTCTCCACGATTATCCAGGCGAACTTCACCAGTTCTTTTTTGAATGCGTAGTCAATATTAGCTTCTTTTGCTAATTTTAGAATTTCTTTATCGGTCAAATAGTTCATTGTATCTTTTTTTGAGATATTCATGTTTCATGTTCCAGTAGATTGAATATAGTTGATCGGTCGCAAGTTCCATTAGCTCATTGACTGTTGTGTGTTCTAGATCATATTCCACCAGGTCTTTAATCATCTCGTAAACCAGAGGCTCATCATGATAGGTTGCGTCTTCTTCTTGATATTGTTTACTCATTTGCTATATACCTTTGCTATATACCTGCCGTGTACTGCATTAAATTGTCTAGATCAAACTTCCCCATAACCTCAGGCTTCAGGCTGATGATTGACTGACACACAGGTGAATCATCAATCATATCCCGGTGCTGGTGCACAAAGCGCACACAGGCGTCCCAGAGCACGTCCACTGTGATGATGTTGACCTTAAGGTCGCCTTCAGGGTCTGGTATGATAATCCTGTGTATGGTGCCGTCCGAATGATTGCTGGTGCTAATTTTGTGTCCTGCCCAGTAGTCGATTACATGTTGTCTGATTGTTCTGGTCATGACTTCCAGGCAGTAGTTCTCGACTTCTCTGTTGGTGTACTTAAAGGTTATCTGTTTCATTTTTTTGGTGTTCCTGCTGCTGTTCGTGCTCGATCCATGCATCGTCGATGTAGTCTGATATCTGGTCTGCCCAAAAGACACACACTGTGATGATGATGATTGATAGAATGGCCAAGATATCCTCATTCAAGCCAGGTCGGCGCAGGCCGAACAGAGTAGCGTAAGATGTTGCTTTTTTGTGTTTTGTAGTAGTGCCTGTAGCACTCCACGGGGTCTGTTGACACTGCTCTCGATTCGCCGTCCATGCATCTCGCTGGCGTTGTGAATTGGACATGACTGATTCCCTCTGGTGGATTGGATACTATCGGAAGGCACACTGTGCCGGATTTGTGTTGTCTTTTATACCTGAATTCATACTCAGAAAGCAAGCCTCGGAAGTGTGTCAAGGTCCACAGGTAGTTTTCTACTGTGTCTCCGACCCATAGTACAGCCGGGTGGTTCTTATGGGTTGGTTTGTAGGGTGCATCGAGCCCATAGCGAGCCCTGACTGTGCACAGGATCTGTGCTGTTTCGAGGCACATTTTTACCACATGCTTGTCGCACTGCATTTGTGCTGCGACGATTGGATCATGGTCTAGGTAGAATATGTTCATGAGAATATGTTCATGTTTGCAGGTAAATCTTACTAAGTACCGACCTTTCCGAACACGCCTCATCAAGCACAGATTGAATGCTCCCGCAGCACACCTTGTGAGATTTGTTGCTCATTGGCACCTGGTTCAGGATCACATATACCTGACCGCCTGTGATGTGAACTAAGGTGGGGGAATATTGGTAGTATTTTCTTCGGACGTGTTTGGTTATCTTTTGGTAGTTCATTTTTTTTGGTTTATGCCTTTGTTGCTTTCAACTGTGCTTCCCGGCAAGCATCCAATTCAAGATAAAGCCGTTCGCAATAAGATTCATCGTCTTTGAACAATCGCAAACACTCATTTATTTCAGCATTTGCGTATTTGAGACGATTGCGCCAGAAGTGAATGGTTTCGTAATCATGGCGAGCAAACTTCTCAGTGTAAGCTTCAGTCATTGCTGTGCGGGTTGTGTGATTCATTTTACGTTAAACTCCCCGATTGCCGCGTAGCCAATGGTGCGCACAAAGTACCTGTGAGTTCCTGCCTTGCGTACTTGGTAATGCTTTTGTTTCCTGTATGCCCTGAGTTTGTTTGCGAGTTCTGGCCGACCAATGTCGGTCTCGTACTGTGGTTCGTCTTGGAACTTAAATGTGAATTGTGGTTTATTCATTTTGTTTATCCTCTGTTGTTTTTTGGTCACTGTTGGTGACTATTTAACCTTAACGATCAAATCGTTTTCCATTGTAACCTGTGCAAAGAATTCTCTTCCCTGTCCTGTTAGGTGTGGTCGGTTCGCGACGACAAGTGTTCCGTTAGATTTATATTCAGGACCGAATACGCTTGTTTCGATATAGCGTAGACGATTGCCAATGTTTTCTTTTAATACTTTTTTGGATGGATACTTTACAACCAGTGTCATTTTATTTCATGCTCCCACTGCTATCAATCGGACTACTTTTGCCATCATTTTCCCATGAGCTTGGTACGCAATCACGCTGATGTCCTTGGAGTAACACGCTCGGCATGACTTGC